GTATTGTCGTTTTGTCATATACATTTACAAGGCCATCAAGCCATTCAGGAAGCTTATCCTCATTTTGTTCAATTTGTTCCTTTACAAACGCTGAAAGACTATTGCTGTTAACCGTCTCGTAGACCAAGTCACCGTATCCGTTGTCTTTAAGCGCCTGATATAATTTTTCTTTTGCATCAGAAACCGGCGACGCAAAGGTTTTTGTATTGAGATAGAATAGCGTCCCATTTCTGCTGAAATTCTGCATTTCTTCCTCAAGCATTTGTTGAACTAATTCTTGTTCAGTTTCTTCAATCTCTGTGTTAATCTCTTTGACTTCATTTTCAAGCTGTTTCTTTTTATCTCTCAACTCTTTTAACTTGTCTGCTAATTCAAATATGTTCATACTATCTCTCCTTCCCTGTTTTTTATTTTTTCTATTTTTATACCGCTTGGGACCTCTTCAATGCTTATGTTAATTGTTACTTTCCCTTTATAATCACCGATTGCTTCTACTAACAATTTTTCTATGCTAATATATTCATCTTTGTTTTTAATCCACAAACTTCCTCCTGTTGTAATCTCAACGTCCATGTTTTCTAATTTTAACAATATCTTTTCTAACATTTTAATAACCTCCTTAAAATTTTTATTTTAAGTATATTCTCCAGTTGTCCACCACCATCTTGGCCATATCCTCCTTCTTCTGAAGGGCCTTCATCACGTGTTCATCAACTGTGTTTTTAGCCAAAAGGTGAATATATGTGCAGTTGTTTTTCTGGCCGATACGATGTATCCTGGCTCTTGCCTGCTCATAATTAGCATAACTGAAATCCAGTGAATAAAAGATTGCTGTGTTCGCTGCATGAAGTGTGATACCTAGTCCTGCTGTCTGAATTTGGGCTATAAATACTTTGCAATTAGGGTCTTCTTGAAACTGTCTTACCTTCTCGCCTCTTTCTTTTATTGGCACTTCTCCAGCTATCCAACTGTACTGAATTTTAAGCTCGTCCATCATTCGGCGTATTGCTTCAATTTCTGCTACAAACCTTGCAAATATCACAACTTTCTTTCCAGCTTCAACTATGTCAGCTACTATTTCTTTTAGTGCTTCTAATTTTGCCTTTGAGACTTGCTTTTGCGTTCCATCGTCCGTATTAACATAGCCTCCAGTTATTTGCTGTAGTCTCAAGAGTTTTGTAAGTATATTTCTTGTAGTGATTTCTTGTTCTGTCTCCATCTCTGCATAGCTTTCTTCCTTGATTGTTTTATAAAGTTTAGCTGCCTTCGGTTCAAGTTCACAGTACCTAATTTCATCTATTTGCTCTGGTAAGTCTAAAGCTTCTTCTTTTGTAATTCTAAAAGCTATCGAGTGGGCCTTCTGTATAAGTTCATCAAGATTCTGGTATCTTATTACTTCATGCCCTCCGTAGCCACCCATGACGGTATATCTTGCTCTAAATGCGTAGTAGCTTGTCCCAAAAATTGAGTCATCAAGGAATTTATACTGCGAAAAGAAATCCAACGGTGCATTCTGCACTGGAGTACCTGAAAGTATAAGTTTGTACTTTGCTACCTTTCCTAGCTTATGCATTGCTTTCGATTGCTGAGCAGAAGGATTTTTGATGCGCTGGCTCTCATCGGCGATAACCATGTCAGGTTTCCAAGTAAGAAGTGTATCTATCATGCGCCATGTAGCCTCATAATTTATTACCGCCACTTGGAGGAAATCCTTCCATTGAGATAAACTTTCTAATTTCTTTATCCTTTGCTGTATTGGTCCTTCTAAAACTGCAATTTTGTACATTATTTCTGCCGCTTCAAATTCTTTTGGCCATACTGGACAAACGCTCGTCGGTGCAACAATCAAAAGTCTTTTTATCTCGCCTCTTTGATATCTCCTTGCTGCTATGGCTACCGAAGTCAAGCTCTTACCGGTCCCCATTTCAGCTAATAAAGCTAAATTTGAATTTATAAGTGCTAAATTATAAGCCTTAATTTGATGTTGGAATGGTTTGAGTTTGATTGGCATTGGCTCGATAGGTTTAACTTCATCTGCCAATTTAATTTTTGTAATCTCATCTTGGATCTCTTTAAGCTCTATATATTTATCAATAATTTTTTTATCTATGTTACTTGTAATGTGTTTAAGATGGTCTATCGCTTCAAGTGTTGCTGGCAGGGTCCAGACTTTTCTTTTTGGATCCCATTGCCTACCAGGAATGGTTTTAATCATCTCTTTTTCGTAGTAACAGTCGCTCACTTCGATATGATCCTCTGCTAATACCGCTTTCAATTTCTCACTTCCTCCCTATTGAGTAAACCATTTTTTAATGGTATACTCAGAGTAACGGATTTTATTTTTTTTAGGCTCTTTTTATAGAGACACAGCTCTTATAGAGCTACTTTTTTTGCTTCTAATGTAGCTTCTATTTCTTTTTGCAAAGCTGCTCTTAAGTCTTTTACTTTACCTACAAATGTAAATATTCTATATGGATAAGTAGAATCTTGTCCACATTTATGGCATTTGACTGCATTTATCCAGCCTTGTCCACCTATCCAATAGCGGATTTTGCATGCGTAGTGACTGCCACATCGTGGACAAACAGCATCATATATGTTCATTTTTATTTCACCTCCATTTTTTTAAGCTTTTCTAATAAAGTGTTGTGTTCTTCGAGATCTTTTTGCAAAACCTCTAAAATTCTTGTCTGTGTTTCTGTCAAATTTGTTCTGTTGCTTTTATTCCAATGTGCGATTGATTCTTTTAAAGATTGGATTTTTGACCACACTAAACATTCAAGGATATTCCTTTCATCATAAGTAAACAGCGGTTCCATTATTTTCACCTCCTTTGTAGATAAGCTGTTTTATAATAGTGCTTGCTATGTCGCAAACATTTTGCCAGCGTTTTTGTTTTTCTTTTTCGTTGATTTTTGGCGCAATAACATATATTTTTGTATTGCCAAATTTGTATTCTTTATCATATTGAACTTCCATTTTAGATCACCCCTTTGCTATTAGATAGAACTGGAAATAGTTCTTCTAAAGGAACGCCAATCACTTTTGATATTTTGATGGCGTTTGTGAGAGTTGGAACGCTTTTCCCGTTCAGAACATCATAAAAATATGATTTTGATAAACCCGTTTGTTCAATTACATCAGAAATTTTAAGATTTTTGTTTTTTATTGCTTGTCTTATGTTGTTTTCCAATTTCTTCACCCCCTGCACTTTTAATTGTACCACTTTATCGGACAATATCAATTTTGATTGTACCTGTTTATCGGACATTAAAAGAAAATAGCACTCTCTTTCTAAAAAATTCTTTGATTATCTCAAAATTACTGTTTACTTTATCGGACATTGTGGTATAATATTAGTATGATATATCGGACATGCATATAATATAAAAAGGAGTGTTCCTAATGATAAATGAAAAATTAAAAAAAATCAGAAAAGAGCGAGGCTTGAGCTTAAGAGCTTTAGCTGAAAAATCAGGAATATCCAAAAGCACTTTGAATGATATAGAAAATGGCAAAAGCAATCCTACAACAGAAACGTTAGCGAAAATTGCCAAAGCTCTAGATATAAAAATATCTGATTTTTTCAGGACTGAAAATGATTCTGTAGATGATCCTGATTTGGAGTTTATAGACGAATATGCTCTTTCGCTTGATGATGAAAAAGAAAAATTTCCGAAAGTAACAGATGTGAAAGAAGCTTTAAAAATTATTATGGCGCAGCCTGGCCTTATGCTTAATGGTGAGCTACTAAGTGATGAATCCAAAATAGCATTGGCTAATGCTATTCAAATGGGTTTAGCATACGCTGAACAAATGCAGAAAAAAGAAAAAGAAAATAAAAATAAATAAGGAAACTAAAGGGGGAGGCTGCGCTTATGATAAAAGATATAGTAAACGGCCTTGTAGAAACTTACAAAACGAACAATCCATTTGAATTGTGCGACATGCTAAATATAAATATTATGTACAACAATTTAGGAACTGAAATTAAAGGTTTTTTTCAGAGGACGCCAAATGGTTTTGAGATCATACATATAAATTCAATTCTTTCTTATGCTAATAAGAAGTATATATGTGCCCATGAATTAGGACATGCTATATTGCATGTTGATTTATCAATAAGTTTTTTTATTGAAAACGGATTGAATAATTATAGGAATAAATATGAGTCTCAAGCTGATATATTTGCGGCTGAATTGCTTATTCCTGACAATTATTCGAAATGCGATATTAAAAATATGTCAATAGAACAATTAAGTTGCTATTTTGGCGTAAATGAGCGTCTCATAAAATACAAATTTGGGTGGTGGTAATAGTGAATCGTGTATGCATCTATTTGCGTAAATCCAGAGCTGATGAAGAAATAGAAAAAGAATTAGGGCAAGGGGAAACTTTGGCAAAACATAGAAAAACTCTTTTAAAGTTTGCAAAAGAGAAAAACCTCAATGTAGTAAAAATTTATGAAGAAATCGCTTCGGGAGAAAGTTTAATACATAGGCCTGCGATGTTGGAGTTGCTGAAAGAAGTAGAACAAGGCATGTATGACGCTGTTTTATGCATGGACCTGCAACGTTTAGGACGTGGCAACATGCAGGAACAGGGTCTAATCCTTGAGGCATTTAAAAAATCAAACACTAAGATCATAACGCTTCAAAAAACTTATGATCTTAACAATGACTTTGACGAAGAATATAGCGAATTTGAAGCGTTCATGAGCCGAAAGGAACTTAAAATGATAAATAGAAGACTCCAAGGCGGTAGGATACGATCTATTCAAGAAGGCAATTATTTATCGCCATTGCCACCTTATGGCTATCTAATACATGAAGAAAAGTTTTCACGCACTCTAATTCCTAATCCTGAGCAAGCCGATGTAGTTAGAATGATTTTCGATATGTATGCCAATAAGCAGATGGGGTCTAATATGATAGCAAATGAATTGAACAAAATGGGCTATAAAACGTATACCGGCAGGAACTGGGCTTCAAGCTCTGTTTTAAATATCCTCAAAAACCCAGTCTATATCGGCAAAATAACGTGGAAGAAAAAAGACATAAAGAAGTCTACTGACCCAAATAAAAGTAAAAATACACGGCAAAGGCCCCGTTCCGAATGGATTGTAGTAGATGGTAAACACGACCCTATAATAGGTAAAGATCTCTTTGATAAGGCTCAAGAAATCATAAAAAACAAGTATCATATACCTTATCAGATCGTGAATGGTCCAAGAAATCCTCTTGCAGGCTTAATAATATGCAAAATATGTGGTTCTAAAATGGTATACAGACCGTACAAAAATAAAGAAGCGCATATAATGTGTCCGAATAAATGTGGGAATAAAAGCAGCAAGTTTATATATGTAGAAAAGAGATTGTTACAAGCTTTGGAGGAATGGCTCAAAAACTATGAACTTGACATAAAAATTGATAATGATGATAGAGAAAATACGTTTTTACAAGCTCAAAAGAGACAACTTGAATTGCTAGAAAAAAAATTAAAAGAACTTCAAACACAGAAATCTAACTTATATGACTTACTGGAACGTGGCATATACGATATAGACACATTTGTAGAACGTTCTAATGTGATTGGAGAAAGAATCGAAAATACACAAAAAAGTATAGACCTTATAAAAGAGAAAATTGAAGAAGAGCAAAATAAAAATGACAAAGAAAAAATTATACCTGCTTTCAAACATGTTTTGGACGTGTACTACAAAACAAATGACATAGCACACAAAAATATGCTTCTAAAGAGCATACTTGAAAAGGCTGAATATCTAAAAGAAAAAAATCAGAGAGAGGATAATTTTACACTTATTATATATCCGAAACTGCCTGAAAAATAGGCTTTTGTAGTGGTGTCTAACATGTGGAAGGCAATTCATTGCCCTCTTGATGTTATATACCTAAAATTACTACTTATTTTATATTAGTATTAGAATAAAAAAAAAGAGGCCCCGAAGGGCCTTTCTACTCTTCCTTAATAAATGCATCATATCCTTTGCTCTTTAATTCATTAACTAAACGTTCGGCATTTCTTCTATCAGTAAATGCTCCTACTTGTACTTTATA